GTAAAGATGCTGCTTGTGGTGAACGTCTCATCTTCAGCCATATTGGCGTCTGGAAGATCGACAGCACCGGTAGTCAGGTCATTCGTAGATGTGACGTGAACCTGACTTACAGCAGCACCACCAACTGTAGGTGGTCCTGTGTCGAGGTTGGCGACAGAGAGGACAGCCGTCAGGTTCGCAACAGCGTCTGCAATGTCTGGGATTCCCGTCAGGATGCCATCAGCGGCAAGCACATGCTCAACGTCCATGACAACATTGTCAGCAACAGGTGCCTGCGTCTCTACAGGTGCAGCACCCATCACTTGCGTTTGGCTAAAGCCTGCCTGCTCCACAGAAGGTGCAGACGTAGTAATATCTACCGCTGAAATCTCAACGATACGTTCTGCACCATCATCCCCTAATGGGGCCGAAGCTAGTGGGCTAAAACCAAGCATCTATCAGTTACCTCGTAGAGCAAACCATTCGTTTACACGGGTCTCGACCTCAGCGTCAGTGAGGTTGTTACCGTCTTCGTCGGTCATTGGCCGATCTGCGTGTAAGCCTTGCACATATGTCACCAACTCCGCGAGAGTGTACGTCTCAACAGTGTCAGGCACATAGTACTTGCGATCATTCAGGTCTGGCGACCAGCCGATCAATTCGTGCGTAACTGGATTGTAAAAGTAACCGCCATCTTCGATCCACTCTGGGGCCTTCATGGACTCGCCACGACCCGTGCGGTGCATTAGGTATTTGATAATCATTGCTGATCCTTTCGTTAGGGTGTGGTGTTAGAGGCCAGTGGAGTATTGGTAGATAGCGTCGCCAATATTGCCACTTATGAACATCTTAGTACCATCAGCGCTGAAAGCTAAGCCAATGGGAACAGTCTCCTGACCACTTACACTAAAGCTAACGCTATCATAAGAAGCAGTGCTCAGGTCAAATCCTGTAGACAAGCTGTATTGGTATATGCTGTCAGTGACAATACCAACTATGAACATCTGAGTGCCGTCAGGGTTGAAATCTAGGACATAAGGGCCAGTCTCCTGACCACTTACACTAAAGCTAACGCTATCATAAGAAGCAGTGCTCAGGTCAAATCCTGTAGACAAGCTGTATTGGTATACGGTGTTGCTAGAGTTGCCAACCACATACATCTTAGTACCGTCAGTGTTGAAAACTAGGCCATTGGGGGTACCATCCTGACTAGCTACACTAAGGCTAACGCTATCATAAGAAGCAGTGCTTAGATCAAATCCTGTCGACAAGCTGTACTGGTATACACTGTCATTACTGCTTCCAGCTATGTACATCTTAGTTCCGTCAGTGTTGAAAGCTAGACCAGAGTGGCTAGTTTCCTGACTGCCTACACCAAAGAGAACGCTATCATAAGAAGCGGTGCTTATGTCAAAACCTGTCGACAAGCTGTACTGGTATACACTGTCATTACTGCTTCCAGCTATGTACATCTTAGTTCCGTCAGTGTTGAAAGCTATATCTCTGGGACTAGTTTCCTGACTAGCTATACTAAAACTAACATTATCATAAGTCACATTGGATAAATCTACAGTCCAGCCTGAAGGAACAATCCCAATCTCCTTAAACTCACCGTTCAAATACTGGTACAGCACCTCGTTGGCGGTATCCCACCAGAAGTCACCCGTAGCTGGCGATGTAGGCTCAGTGGCGCTCTCAGTGTACCCTTGCAGGATACCGTTGCCGCCGATCTGAAATGCACCGTTTGGCAAGTCAACCGCAGAGCCACCGTTGATAAGTTCATCTGTCTTGAGTGTACTCATCGGTTATAATCCTGTGCTGTATTGGTAGAGGGTGTCGCCTGAATTGCCGACTATGTACATCTTAGTGCCATCATGGCTAAATGTTAGGCCAACGGGAAGAGTATTCTGACTAGCTACACTAAAGCTAACACTATCATATGAAGCTGTGCTTACATCAAAGCCTGTAGACAAACTATATTGAAAGACAGTGTCGTTGGAAAGACCAACCATGTACATCTTAGTACCGTCAGTGTTAAAGGTTACGCTAGCGGGAAGAGTATCCTGACTAGATACACTAAAGCTGACACTGTCGTATGAAGCTGTGCTTAGGTCAAAACCTGTAGACAAACTATATTGATGTACGCTGTCGCTAGAGATGCCAACCACATACATCTTAGTACCGTCAGTGTTAAAGGTTATGCCATAGGTATTAGTTTCTTGACTAGCTATGCTGAAGCTAACACTATCATATGAAGCTGTGCTTAGGTCAAAACCTGTAGACAAACTATATTGATATACGCTGTCGCTGTCAGTACCAATTATATACATCTTAGTACCGTCAGAGTTGAAAGCTATCTCTCGGATAAAATTATCCTGACTAACTATGCTGAAGCTAACACTGTCATATGAGGCTGCGCTTAAGTCAAAAGCTGTGGACAAGCTGTATTGGTATACATTTTCATCTGAGGCACCAGCTAAATACATCTTAGTACCGTCAGTATTGAAAGCCATGCCTTGGGGATTCGCATCCTGACTGCCTACATCAAGGCTAACATTATCATAAGTCACATTGGACAAATCTACAGTCCAGCTTGCAGCGCCACCGCCCTCACCAATCACACGCTTCCACTCATCGTTGATGTAAACGTCATATGTGTCGTTGGCAGTGTCGTAGAACGTATCACCGTTTGCAGCGGCCTCTGGCTGCGTTTCACCTTCTGTGCGTGTAGGGGCCAACAAACCACTATCAACGCCAGATACCTTCACACCGTTGGTGAAGTTAGGGCTACCCGTGCCAGCACGGTCAGTAATCTTTTTGATCTCAAGGTCGCTCATAGATCATAATCCTGTGCTGTATTGGTAGATGAAATCAGGGCTAGCAGTGTTCCCAATATACACTTTTGTCCCATCATAACTTACACTAGCACCTAGGGCTCCAGCAGGTGTGGCTAGTGTGCTAGAAAACGTAGCAGTTGTAAGATCATAAGCCGAAGATAAATTATATTGATGCAAGCTATCGGAATTAAAGCCCAGTATAAATAACTTATCACCCGCAGTATCAAAAAATATGCTAGTTAAGGATGCCTCTTTGGCGGATATATCAAGACTAACATTGTCATATGATGCTGTGCTTACGTCAAAAGCTGTGGATAAAGAGTATTGATATACTCGGTCCGAATCTCTCCCCCCAGCATACATCTTAGTTCCATCAAAGGTAAAATACAAAGCCATCAGGTATGTTTCTTGAGAGGCAGCAGAGAAACTTACGTTGTCATAAGAAATTGTACTGGCATCAAATGCTGTGGATAAGCTGTACTGATAGATACTATTGGTAGAGATGTCTGCTATAAACATCTTAGTGCCATCAGGGTTAAATTTAATGTTGGCAGGCTGGGTGGATTGTGAGGACAAACTGAACGATACATTATCGTAAGTAGCTGTGGTAGTATCAAAGGCTGTTGAAAGACTGTATTGAAAAACACTATCGCTGCTAACGCCAACCAAGAACATCTTACTTCCATCTGTACTGACCGCTACGGAATAGGGGCTTCCTTCTTGACCCCCCACTGCGAGTGGGTTGGAGTCTAGTGAAAGGTCAGCAGTGTTAAAGGTCCATGAGGGAGCAGAAATAGGAGCAGCAGCCCCAAGTTCAACTTCCTTAAACTCGCCAGCAATATACACCATCACTTTTTCGTTGGCTGTATCCCACCAGATAGCCCCATTCTTAGGGCTGGCAGGCTCAGTGGCGCTTGAATAGTACTCAGCAGTATTCAAAGTGCTCAAGGCGGAGCCAGCAACCGTCAACCCATCCGAAAAGTCAGGTGCACCCGTACCAGCCGCATCAGCGATGTTATCAACTTTGATCTGGGTCATAGCACGAGATACCTTCCGCCTGTGGCGACAGTGACAGTTACACCATCAGCAACCTCAACAGGGCCAACGCTAAGGGCGCTCTGGGTCGAACTGATAGTTGTGTTAGATGAAATGACACGGCCCGCCACGTTGATCGCATCAAACGATCCGCCGCCACCGCTTGCCTGATCGACAAACGTCAGATTGCCGCTGCCGTCAGTCTTGATAACCTGATCTACCGTGCCGTCAGTGGTGGGTAGCGTGAAGGCAGAAACAAAGGATGTCAGGTTTGCGTCATACGCCTGCGCATCCGTGCCAACGACAGGGACATCCGCAGCGTTAGCCAACTCAACCCACGAACCAGCATGGGCGAAGAACATAGCGCCCTCGCCATGAACATGAGCAATCATGCCGTGATTGTCAGTAGCGGAAGGCAGATCACCCGTGGCGGAATAAACATGCACAATCTGCAAGTCTTTAGCCGCTGGGCTGATAAACACATAAGCAGAGCCAGAGAGGCTTAACAGGGAGCCTGTGCTGCTTTCTGTGAGGCTACGAGAGAGAGTGGTGCCGGAAGTCGTATAGACACCCGTACCAATCTCCCACGCATTGCCATCTTCAATGACGTAACGGACGGTTTGACCGTCAGATACACCTGCGTCAGCGAATGATTGATAACCCGCCTCCGCTGAGTTGAGGGTGACGGTGCCAGTCCCAGTTGTCGCCGTAGACATTTTCGCGCGATTGACAAGCGTCACCATATTCTCACCTCAATTTAGTTCAGTAAACAAAGACCCTATTAAGCAGGGTCAGGAATACCGATCTTGAATGAGGCCAGCGAGAACGTGTTGCCGTCAGTCACCGACTGAGATGCAGTCAAAGCGCCAGTCACGAGCAAGCGGCTGTTCGCTGTATCCACCAGCGCATAGTGCGTGGCTGTGCCAGTCGCTGTGATGCTGCCATCTGTGATAGCTGCAACAGTAACCTCACGACCACCACCAGAGCGGTCAGCAGGCGCGCCAATAGAAAGCGATGTGCTGTTGCCCAGTGTGCTTGTGGACGTTGCGTCAGCGTAAGTTGTCGCCTCTTGCGAAGTGACGTGAATTACGTTTGCCTCAGTGTCCAGCACGGTCAAGCCGTTATCGAACACTCGGTTGTCAAGAAAAGCCATGCTAGAAGTCTCCGAGATTTACATGCAAGCGTATATTAAACGATTTTGCTCAACACCGCAATCCTTACGGCCTTGTGGGCCAGACTACATCGCGCGGGTCAGTCGTGTTGGCAGGCAAATCCCGCAAGGCTTGGCGGTAGGTCGCCCATGCAGCCTGATCTACGGGTGCATCAGGCACTTGGGTCCAGTCGGAAGAAGTCAGCAGGCGATCTCGTGACCCACGCAAGTCAATCCAAGCCCGGTCGATCTCTTCTTGTTCAATCGTGCTTGCAGGAATGTCCGCTACAGCACCATCAACAACCATTTGCGTGCTGTGATCGTAGTGGCCCTCAATCAAGCCCTCGCCCTCTCTGGCAGTCACATTTGCTTGGTCTGAGTTTTTGCCACGGCCAGTGAAGCGACCTGTCACCAAATTATAGCGTGAGTATTGATACATCATTTCTTCAACTCCGTAACGACCAGCAGCATAGTTGGTTCAAGCGTGGCATCGCCGGGGCCAGCGTTCCCAATTTGAACATGGATCGTGGTTGAGGTGGAAGTTGCTGTTGTGGTTGCGATTACGCAGGGTACGGCTTTTGTTTCTCTAGCTGAGTACGGAACAACGAATGGATACGTTTCCAAGATTGTTGATCCTTGTAGCAATCTTGCATTTGCCCCAGAGAAGGTTCCTTGACCCTCATTACCAAATACGATTTGCCCAGCAGACCAAATAATAATTTGGTTCCCCACAGTGGTTGATAATGTAACACTTGAGACCGTCCTATAAGTAGCGAGTGAAGCGCCAAGAGAGGACTCATCAACAGCAGTATTAGAAACAGCCTGATCTGCGATTTTAATCGTAGTTACAGCAAGGTTGTCGATCTTAGCGCTACTAATAACAGCATCATTGATCTGTGCTGAGTTAGTGATAACACCAGATGTAGCAAGCAGCCCACCTGTGATCGTGTTGGCTGTGATCTTGTCGCCAGTAATAACACCACCTTGGATAGCAGCACCGTAAATACTGTTTGCGGCGATAGCATTTGCACCGACAGCATTTGCGCTAATCTTACCAGCCTCAATCGCATCATCGGCGATCTGCGCTGTGTCAATAACACCATTGGGTATTTGAGACTGAGCAATGCTCCCCTGCAAGTCGCTAAAACTCTCAGCACCACCAACAACTTGCTCCCAAGCAGAACCCGTCCACTGATACAGCTTTCCATCTGTGCGGTTAAACACCTTCTGACCTGTAAAGTCACCAGAAGCAGGCAGCGAGGTAACATCTTCAATCGCATAAAGACCCTGCTCCGTGAACAGGCTATAAACACCATTCTCAAAGTCAGGATCGTCGATAAAGGTGGTTGTACCAGACACGCCAGACGTGAAAGCAGAGGTGTTGCCGCTATAGTCTACAGCCCGCAGGAAGTAATACTTAGTAACCTGAATGCCAAGATTAGAACGAATGAACTCACTGCCCGCTGATGTCCCAACCAGCGTAGCGCTGCCAGAATTGTTCGTGTCGTTTTCCCAGACCTCAACAAAGTTCAAGTCTGTATCAGCGGGGTTTGTCCAAGACACCGTAATGTAGCGAAATCCACCATCAGCAGAAACGCTGGTCGGAACACCCGGCGCAGTCGTATCGCCGCCAGATGTCAGCGTAACTGTAGCATAAGAACCAGTCGCACCGTTTACGCCAACAGACCGAACCCTGAACGTGTATTCAACGCCATCAACAAGAGGGGCGATCTCAATGCTGCTCTCAGTTGTGGTTGTGCTGGCATATGTGCTGTCAGATGTCTTTTTCCATTCAACATCATAGTAAGACAAGAACGCACTCGCAGCGTTATCCCAATTAAGAATGGCTGAGTTTATCGTTGTGCCATCGCCCTGCAACTGCGTAGCGTCAGAGGCGGTAAGATTAGTAATCGCCAACCCTGCATTAGCAACAGGCAGGTTGCTGTTGTTACCAATGATGTCGGACTCTTCAGCGTTCCAGTCAAATGCAGCAGCGGATGTCTCTTGCAGAGTAAGATTGACCCGCAGATCGCCCGCATCTTGGTTGGACTCAAACTTCCAGCCGACAACCTCAAACTCCTTTTCATCGAAGCCATAACGCTCATTGGTGAAAGCAATGATGTCGCCAACTTCCACATTGAACGCCTCAAGCCCAAAGTCTGCGCTGATCGTCATCTGCTCACGACCACGATAAAGCGTCATCTTAGCAATGCGCTGGGCTGTGGCTGCGCTTGTTGTAAATGGCAGGGGCAAGTCTAGCAGGATTTCATCGCCGCCATCTTCAGTCTGAAATACGCTGCTCTTGATCGCCGGATAGTCAGCAGTGATGAAGTCGTCATTAGCGTTGTTGAATGTGCCTGTCACGCCATTGAAGCTGTCACGCATACTGGATCGCGTGTTCACGTTGATAGGCCCACGCAGGTCATCCAGCGTCAATGTCTTAACAGGAGCCGTGTAAGCGCCGACCTTTAGCTTCCAGTAACCAGAACCCCAGAACAGCGTGCCAGCACAAGCCGTGGACATTTGGCCCAGCACCTTGCCCGTCGGTGAACTCGCCTTCACAATGCCGTTGATCGTGTACCGCTTTTCTGTACCAGACCCGCTGAGACTTACATTCTCATCGCTCTCGTTTGCAGCGGCGGAAAACACCACATCATCAATCGCGCTGTCATTCAGGCCATAGTCGCTTGTGATGTAATCGCGGATGCAAAGCGCAGCATTGTTGCTGTAAGCGGTGACGCCAGTGCGAGGGTCGTAAACCTTCTTACCCTTAACCTTTGCAGTAATGAGCGGCACGCCACTAGCAAAAACAGTGGCATCATATTCATAGCGCACATAGAGGTAAGCAATGCCGTTACCGACAAAACTACTGTCAACGGAAGTCTCCGATTCCAAGTCGCCATCTACCGTTGACTGGTTGCCAAGGTGCTTCCTAATCCTAATCTTGCCATCCCAATCAACCTGCTCATCACCGGAACCTGCGGTGCTAACCAGCCCTGTGTTGGCGTCCCATGTCGCCACCTGATCGTTGATGTAGATGTCGCCAATCTCAGCAACTTCATGCCCGGCAAGAGCGATGATCTGGTGTAGGTACTTATTCTTATCGCCGGTTGACTCATAAAACGTAACAATGCCGCCCTTGCGCACCTCGCCGTAAACAAAGTCAGCAGGCGCAGCAGCATCCCGCGCATTGACCAGCGTTCCCTGCGATCCAAATGAGGAAAAGTCAGGCTTGGGTGCGAGGGCTGAGATAGCCCATGAGGTGACTTGGGAAATTGTAAGAGTTGCAAGGAATGTAGCTGTTGCCGCACTTACGCCAAAAGTTGATGTAAAAAAGAGAGCAACCGTCTCAACGCGGGGAACATTGCTCCAATCATTTGGATTGCGCAGAACATTATACGGAAGATTGTTTTTCATACTCTAACCCACGCTGCATCAATATCGTCTAGCGGCAGATATAGCACGCCAGACTTGTTCAAGAAAGCACCCTTAGTCCCAACGCAGATGCCCATAGCTGCGCCAATAGCCCACCTGCGGGCCTTCTTGGTAGTCAGGAGCGCACCCAATGGCGGGACATGCTTAACACGCTGCAATCGGTCATCCACGGCATCATAAAACAGAGTATAGCCAAACTCCGCCTGCAACTCGCTGACTTTAAGCAGCCGGGTGCCGTCTATATAACGGCCAAGCCAATCATCAGCCCAACCCTCACCGTACATCGCCCTGTAGGCACAATTCGTGAAGGTCAGGCAGTCATGATTGCCCCAAGCAAAAGGCTTGGCCTTGTTCGCCTTCAGGTAGGCGTTCAGGCTTTCTCTAATCTGCATTATCGATCAGGGTTAGGCTGCGGCGGCGCTTGGTTGTTCGACGGCGAGTCGCCTGTTGTGTTTCGGCCCCAGATCACATCACGATCCTGCAACCCAGACACATACGAAAAGAACGTGTCATTTGGATGCCTAGACTGGTGGTTCGCTTCAGTGTAGCGGCGATTGGATGCTTTCTCCAAGCGGACCAGCTTGCTCTCAACGGTTAAGGAAATGGTGCTCGTGTCACCGCCATCCTCAATCGTCATAACGTCCATCAGGCCGCTGAACACCTCAATCGTCGTGCTATCAGTCGTGCCAAAGTAAACCTTGCACTCACGCCGCTGATAAGGCTCCTGCAATGCCAGCGAAACCAAAGTCGCATCAATACCGCTTAGTTGCAGCGTGATCCGCTTGGCTGAGATGTCATTGACCTCTTCAAGCCCGCTGATACTCAGCAAGTTCCCTGTGCCAATGTAGGTGTCAGAGCGAATAGTGCGTTCGCCGTAGCCCGTCCAAAACCGAACAGGCGATGTGTCGAAGTTCATCTCAACAGCGTAGAACGGCTCAACCTCTGGCTGGCTCAGGGCCGTCAGAAGCGATGCTGGTGTGCTACGGGTCATATTGCCTCCATCGCGCTGAAGCTGATGCCGTAGATAGAAGCGTTGTTGATGCTCCAGTTGGTCTCGTTAGTCATCAGCCTAAACTTGCCAACAGCGTTGCTCAAGGTGATTGATTCAGTACGGGTGCCGCGAACATGGGGCCAAACCTCAAGCGAAGTCTGCCCACTTGCATTCGTGCTGGCGTTCTCCAAAACCTTGTGCAGCGTAGCATCTGCGCCACTGCCGATCTGTATGTAGTCCCCCGCAAGGAGCCAATTAGATTTATTGTTCGATGCCCCCGTGACCGCAATCGTACCCCCAGTCTGACTGGTGATAACAGGCGTTCCGGGGAATGTTGAAGCCAGTCCGCGTGGCGTGCAAGCAATCGGATCACCCAGCAAAAATGTACCAAACTGCCCCCGGAGGGAAACAAGCCAAGCAACCCACTGCTCCGCGTCAGCCCGCTTCATTGGCGGCAGGGACACATCTGCTTCCCATGATTGACCTGAGTAGGCGTGAGACTGACCAGCAAACGTAAACGGGCTGCGAGAGTAGGCAACAGCGTTTTTCGCGCGAAGATCAATCTGAGCAACACCTGTATGGGTCAGGAAACTCCGAGGATAAGATATAGCCATTATGAAAACGCCTTTCCGTATGAGCCGCCCTGACGCTTGGCATCAAGCACCGCAGCCTTTGACGCTTCAACCATTCTAGGCAGAAGCGCGCTGACCTCAGATCGCGTGACGCCGCTTTGGAACGTGTTGTTCTGGATGACAGTCACGCCATCGCCGCCACCGTTAGCCATGTTGTTCGTCTGGGCTGCACTCAGAACGCGCCCGTTTACTTTAGGCACAAACAATTCCCTGCCATGCTCACCCGTCACATAAGGTTCGCCAGCCGTCACAGGACGGCCAGAAGCAGCAGGCCTAATCGGTGGACGCAGGCTGGTTGTTGGAGCACCCCCGGCACCCCCGGCACCCCCGCCAAATGCGCCTGTGATTGCGCTGACTAAGCGCTGAACAACAAGTACGCGATACAGTTCCTTGATAATCTGAGCCGCCATAGACTTGAAAGCATCCTTAGCGGACTCAGTGCCATCAATCATAGACATGAAGGTGCTTTCCATGCTGCCTTCTACAGTTCCCATGATGTTATCAAAATCTTCCGCACTCGCGCCAAGAGCGTCAAAAGCAGAAGGCACAGTTGCTATAGCTTCCAGCAAGCCAGAGATGTCGGTCGCGGCACGAGCCGCCCCGTTACTCAGGCGATCTGATAAAACTACTGGCTCAACAAGGCTGTCACCAAAAGAAACCATACCGTTGCTTGCGTTAGACAGCGCCTCCTCCAAGGCTTTTATATTTTCCTTTGTTCTAATCAACTGCTCGGACATTTCGCTATCAGCGGCGAGCATATCAGCCTGCTTGTTGAGCATATCTACTAAAGATTGCTGCGTTTCATCATAGCTGGCTGCGTTCAGTAGCGTTCGCTGCCCCAGCGCACGCATCGCGTCTCTTGCGGTGTTTATTCTTTCCATTAAGGATGAATACTCATCGCTGCCTAAGGCATTCGCGCGGTTTTCTGCAATGATAGCCTTTACGTTTTCATGCCTAGACTTAGCTTCTTCTAGCTTTTTAGAAGCTGCATCAACAGACATCGCAGTAGAACGGCCTAAGGTAATCTCTAACTTCTGAGACTGAAGAATTTCATCGCCAAGAGCGAGAACAAGGTTTGAGGTTGCAGTTTCAAGATCACTTTGCGGGTCTAGGAAGCGATCAACAGCCTGAATAGCAGCAACGGTGTTCTTTACGATTGCAGCGAAGCCCTCGGCTGCACCCACAAGAATTGGGGCCAACTCTGAAAGCGCAACAGAAAGTTGCGCCCTAATAATAGCAGAAGCCGCGTCCAATCGCGTTTGTGCTTCTTCTGCGCTGCGAATTAACTCTTCATCTATAACAGCACCGGCGGAATTAGCCGCAGCCTGCATTTCGCCAAGAGCAGATGAACCGCTGCGCAACATGTTCACCATCGCAACGCCTTCACGCCCAAACAAAGCGGCAGCTTTAGCCGCTCGCTCTGTGGGGCTTCCAATTTGAGCCATTTCATCCGCAACGACCTTTAGCGCATCGTCAATAGGTATTGACGTTAGTTCGTCAGCCTGAAGCCCCATTTCCTCAAGAGCTTTTTTTGCTGCGCCAGTGCCCATCTCGGCCTCGCCAAGACGCTTGGAAAAACGCTCAAGGCTTGATGTAAACTTTTGCTGGGAAACACCTGCGCCCTCAGCAACGAAACGCAACTCTTGCAAAGCGTCAGTCGAAATCCCGATCTGGTCTGCCTTTTTGCCGATCTCATCCATTTCAGTTGTGATCTGCTTAACCTGCGCGATTATCATACCTGCACCAAGCGCAGGTAGAAAACGGCGAGCCGCTGTAGCGAGCATGTCAAATTTAGCCGATGTCCCTTTCAGGCTCTTGTTCGACTGCTTAGCGAAACGCTCAACACGCTTTTGGTTTCGCTCCATTGCTTTCGTGAACTCTTTGTCACGAGCGTTCAGGATGATGTTGAGTTGTTCTGCGCTAATTGCCATCTACCCGCTCCACAAGTTCACGATATTGCTGAGCCGTCATGGCATCAGAACCAGCTTTCTTTGGCGAGTGTGCATCAGACCACCCCTCAAAAACAAGCCATGTGTCTTTTGGCACCATATCACGGATTTCTTCAGGTTTTAACCCTGCAACAATCCCGTTCTTTATCATGCCTCTGACGTTCAGCCTTCTAGGGTTTGGTCCGCCGTCTTTTTTTTTACATCCGACTCTTCAACTGCATCAGGCATGAAAGCAACACCCAAGGCTGCTTGCCCGATCTGGAAAAGCCGCATCAAGTCAGCGGGAGAACACTTGGCAATAACTTCATCTGCCTCATGATCCTTCATACCACCACCAACCAACGCTAATGCCAGCAAATCACGGACCTCAACACTGGAAGGCTTGGTGCCACGGCCAAAGAACCCGTCCCAAAGTTCAAAGATGCCACGATGCTTGTCCTCAAACCGCTCAATCTCACGATTGCGGAGCCGGAACGTATAGGAGGTGTCGCCGATATACTCGACAACACCCCCGCGCGGCGCTTCAGCCGTGATGCTCATTTATGCCGCCGTAAAGGTGACTACACCGTTGCTTTCAAGAGACAGCGAGTAAGTCACGCCGCCTTCCGTCTCGCCACCGAACTCAAGCGATGTGATGCGGAACCCGCCAGCATATGTGCCAAAGTCAGGCACGACGATCTGCATATTGACCGCGTTATCAGCAGACATGGCGACAGTGTTCATACGAGCCTCTGCCGTGCTGTCCTCAAAGAAGCCGTCACCGGAAACAGCGACGTTCTTCAGGCCAGCGAGCGTTTCAGTCCACAGCGCACCTTCTGGTGCCGTGCAATCTGGCGTCGTAACGTCAATCGAAGAGTTGTTGATTGTGAGCGACTTGCTGTTCAATCCACACAGGTTTGCAAAAGTTTCAGATGCCTCGCCGTCGCCGATTTTGACCAGCAGGGCGCGTCCAAGTTGTTTAGCCATCATCGGCCTCCTTTAAGAGCGCTTGCCCAGAGCGCGGAAGTTCAGGCGGTATCAAGCATTGCTTGAAGTGCAATGACGGCTGTGTAACCACGGCCATCACCATCTCTTGTGACAGAAATCGTGTCAAAAATCAATTCGACCAGCGTATAGCCAGTCACTGTTACTGCGCTCTCCTGACGATGCAGAGCGTCTTTCACAGCCTCAACAATCCGCGTTGCCTCAACCCGGCCAGAGGCGCTGCGAGAATGAGCCTCCAAGCTAATATCAACCAGCGAACCCTGCGCGGTGTCAGTGTCAAATGCGCTGGGCTGGATCGTGTTGAAACGCAAGTAGGGATAGACAACATCCTGCGGAGGCTCATCATAAATGCGCGTCGAAACCAAATCGGTCACGCTACTTGCCGACTTTAATGCCGCCAGCAGACCCTTTTGTGTCGCCAATGCGTAACCGTCAGCCATTCATCGCATCCTTGATCGCTTTGTTAAGGTTGCGCTGAACAGTGCGCTTGTGCCGATCAGCAATCATCGCCTTCACTTCCCGACGGAACTGATAGCCATATTCCATATTGCCCCAGCCATAGTTGATCGCATTTGCAGCCAACCCATCCTCAAACTCGCCTTCATAAAAGTTGATGAAGCCAAATATTTCGCCGTCACGCACCTCAACATTACCGTTGATGCCGTCCTTCAGATCACCTTCCAGCACTGGCACAATAGAGCGCGCTTTGCGAACGCCAGAATTGACTGTGCGCCGAATAGACTTTTCCAACGCCTCATGCGCTTCTTTCGGCAGGTCTTTCATTTGCCGCATCAACTTTTTATGGCCTGTAACCTTCACGATGCGACGCCCTTTTCCAAGACGAACTCCATCAGAGTGTCCTTAGCGTCAACCTGCATCACATCCTTGATTGCCCAAGTGATGCCCCGTGCAATAACACGGTCAGCAGCCGTCACAGCCGATGTAACGCTATCTGAACGCACACGCAGCGTTGCAAGCGCCTTGTCCTGCAAAGCGCCGCCCGTAATGCGCTCACGGCCTTTCTGCTCGCGCAAATCAGCCGATCTGGTAGCCAAGTCGGACCAGCCACTATACACGTTACCATAATCGTCAGCAGCGCCCTCAGAGAGGCGCTGGAAGACAACACGGTCACGCATTAGGCCAGCCTTAACCATACCAGCAGTTCCGGTGCATGTTCAGCAGGTTCTCATATCCAAATGGTACATTGGATAGTTCGTCCATGCCGGTCTGCTCGCGGTTGTCATACCAGTGGCCGATCAGCATCATCATCGCGTGCCGGATCGTATCAGGTACATCAGAAGATGCGTCCCCGTACCCAATTTCATACTCAATTTTAATTGCATCTTGACGGTCCTGCGCGACAGGCCAAGAAAAGCCCTCTTTTGGCCCAACCTTGCTCGCAAACTCAGTTCCGAAAACTTCATAATTGTTGATGTCATCGGTCTGCAAAACGCCGTCTTGATCGTAATACTTAACCGCGGTCACCGCCTGAACAGGTCCAAGGGTCAAAGGCACGCTCTGAGCGGGATTGGATGACAGCCACTGCGCCCATTTTTGAGTTATCATCGCCTGCCCCAAAGCGCCGCGCACATCAGTGTAAGCAACAGCGACATTGATTAGGCGAGAAATGATAACGTCATCATCACCATGCTCAACCCGCAACTGCTCCTTGACTTCCGCAAGTGAAATGGGAAGCCGTGCAGGCGGGTCCACGATCTCTAGCGCGTGGTGACAGGCGAGTGGCTTGACCATGATTTAGTCTTCCTTGACAGCAGTCTCAACTTTGCGCTTCTTGACCGCGCGCTCAACCTTTGGAGCGACAACAGGCTCCGCAATGTTCGCCTCAATATAACGCTTGGCCTCTGCGTCATTGCAGTCAATGATGTCGCCTTCATTGTGCGAGAAATCAATTCCAGCCATCGAAGTTAGCAGTTTCACTTTAGGCATTTGGGCCTCCTTTCGGCTTAGTAAGTGGGCCAGTTTCCCGGCCCACCCATAAACCGACTTACGATGCGGCTGTGATAAGGTGCTTAACAGCGGCTGTGTTGGACAGAACACCGTCGAAGCGGATGTAGCCCAAGATGCCGAAGTCAGGCGCAAAGCGCTCACGAGCAACGTAGATGCTTGGCGCGCCTACCTTGCGAACGTAGAACTTGGACATATCACCAAACAGCATGACCTTTTTGGCCGCTGCGAGGCTGTCCATCGCTTGGTTTACAACAACGTTGTAGCCCAACAAGTTCTGTGGAACGCCAGCTTGATAGTTGCCCATCTGCCACAGGTAGTTGCCGTTGCCGTCTTTCAGCTTGCGAACCGCAGCAAGTGTGCTGTCGTTCATCATGATAGCTGTTGCAGGCGAGTTGCGGTAAGCTGGGTCAACAGAGTGGATCAGGTCAATGATCTCATCTGCGGTGACAGCAGCCGTCGCAGCAGCTTCTTTACCTTCAGCAGAGTTGGTGACGATGCCTTCAACATCAGAAGAACCGGAACCAGTTGTCAGCTTGTCGTTAGCGATGCGGCCAAGGCGCTCACCAATCAACTCACCCAACAGGCTTTCCATGTTCAGGATGCTGTCTGCATTCAGTTCCGCCGACCAGCGAATCCACTCAGAGTCGAACGAGAACGCACCGACGTTTTTCTGACCGAATGTAGCGTCTTTGCCGCCGTCATCTGTAGGCTGTGTGCCTTCAGTGTGCGCAACAGCAGTCACGGCTGTGTCGTCAACAGTTGGAATGTTGAACGGACGGCCATCAGCAGAGTTGATAACTGTGAACAACTCGTTGCCGTACATTGGGCCAGTCGCGATCATCGACTTTTCAATGAAAGTCGCCAACTCAGTTGGCACAGTGTAACCACCAGCCGCGTCAGTTGAGCCAACCTGTGCACGGTGCTCACGCAACACGTTGCGAACTTCTGCGTCAACAAAAGCATCACCACCAGCAGCGATCATCTCAGCGAAAGCAGCGCGGTAGTCCATTTTGAAACCTTCGTCCACAGCAGGTGCGGAACGGTTTTCAAATGTTGGGCGACGGTCAAGGTCAACATCATCGCCAGCGCGAAGTGCCGCTTCAACCTTACCAAGACGCTCAGCTTTAGCCGCCAGCTTGTCGTGATCTGCCATCATCGCATCGAACTCACGCTCGATTTCTGCGGCACGGTCTTCTGGTGTGTTGTCTGTAACTTCAGACAATTTGGAACGGGCCTCTGTGGCAATATTTGCCATTTGCTCCCGCAGTGATTTAAGATCAGCCATGCTGGCCTCCTTTTTCATTTGCCTTGCCCAAGGGCTGGGAAAGATTGGGCTAAACAGCGGGAACCGCCGTTATCTCTTACAGCTTAGCCTTCATGCGAAGGCGTCGTGCCGCTTGTGACTTCTGCTTTTCCGCACGATGCTGCTGCAACGCACGCAAACCGATTTCTGTGCCATCATAAGCTGGGGTCGTTACGATTGACACATCATAAAGCTGTAGGTCTTGAATGCTGCGGCGAGGCATATCACCACTGTCATCCCACTCTTGACGTGTCGGGACAAATGCAAACGACATCTTGTCAAGATCGCCACGCTTCATCTTAGGTACGATACTGCGAACGTCTGGATCGCTTGCATCTAGGTAAGTGTCCACAAACAAGCCGCGATCATCTTCACGCAGGCTCAAAGTACCTGAACGAGTGCGCGCCAATGGCAATCCATCGTGGTTAATCAAGAAGACAACATCATCGTTGCGCTCAAGCGCACTCTTAAATGCGCCACGCTCAATGACCTCACGGAACATGCCGCCGATGTTTGTCTCTTCACCAAATACAGCAGCATACCCAGTAACACGGATGCCGCCGTCATCTTCGGCACGAACCTCAATGCGCTTGGTCGGACGGAACTCGCGCTCTTGCTCTTCTGCAATCTCAGGCTCTTCGTATTCTTCAGACTTACCGAAAACAACAATCACTTCGTCTTCAGTCTCTTCAATGCGCTTGATGTGGCGCTTCTTCTTGCCATCCTCATCGTAAGCGCGCGCCGAAACCTTAGTGAGAGTGCTGAACTTGTGTCCAACGCGGGTGCCAGAAGGCCCCCAGCCATCCTCAACTTCACGATAAACCATAATTAACGCAGCAGGGTCATCCTCAGTGCCAGTGATGGTGAAGTCTGTGTCAGGCACGTCAATTTCGCCGTCACGCACAATGCGCTCAACTTGGCCGTAGACTTCGCCACCCGAACTGTCCCAAGTGACGTAATCATCAACGCTCAATTCATCAGGTTCTGCGCGATGCTGCATTGTAGCCTCCATTTGTTGCGACAATACCACAGAACTGCGCTCATCGTCCACTTGTTCTAATTGAGCGTTAGCCCAAGACCTGCCAGCGTCACCGCCCCAGAGCGCCCACGCGATGCGACCGTTGCTTGGATAGCCATCCTCGCCGGGACGGAAGCCTTCAGCCTCCTTGTCCACCTCATGCCGCGAAAAATAACTAGCCATGCGCTGCACGGTTTCCATGCTAAGGTTTTCGCCGTTTGAAATGTCACGCGCACGAGCGATGCCAACCTCAGTTCCGCCGCGACCAAATTCACGACGCCAAGAAAGGCCGCGCTCAGCCTCTTCACGCATTGCCTTATTCGGTGTCGGCATTAAAACCCCCAACCTGCGCAGAGATTGGAACAGTTGCACCCTGCACCATCAAGCTGTCGCCACCATCAACAGGCGGCATATTCTCAATCGTGCGCACCTCATTCGGCGTGCGGATCGCGTTTTGGATTGTTGTCGCGTGCGCATCCATGCGGGTCTTGAAGTCGCCACGCAGAAGGCCGTCAACATTGAACTCGACGTATTGCTTGGACCCGCGCGGGAACAGCTTCAGGTTCATTTCTTGCTCAACCTGCTCAATCCAGCGCTTCAGCGTGTGCTTAACAAACTGCAAATCCTGCTGCTCAGTGTTGCTGAACGTCCCGTGCGTAAGGTCTTGCAAGAATACAGGCGGCAGGCTGTATATACGAGCGATCTGCTCAATGCTAAAGCGCTGCAACTCAATAAGCTGCATTTGCTCTGGGTTGAAGCCGATCTGCTTCATTTCGTGACCCATTGGCAGCGCCATCACAGGCCGACCTTCACGCGCCAGCTTGGCAGTGGTCTTGGCAACGTCATCTGACGCCCTGCTGGCCGCTGCGCCGCTCTGGAACGGGCCTTGCAGAACGACGGGCGGGATACCACCGCTCTGGAACGCCTTAGCCCCGTAGCGGCTGGCTGCGATAGCCATGCCAATCGCATCTCGGTTCGTAGAGATTGGGCCTCGCACGTCCAAGCCGTTTGATTTCAGCATAAATGGCACGTCAAGAACTTCAGCCGCAGAATAGGTTTGCCCCTTGTGAAGGTAAACCCGAACCTGACGACGGCCCTCTGTGCGATGCTCAACTCGCGTGTATTTTGGGTCAAGCGGCCAAAGGTTCTTCACAGCGCCATTGCCAGAGCGCTCGATGTAAGTAACGCAACGTCCGCCAGTGAATACCTGATCGAACATATACTTGCGCCACTCAAACGACGACATGCTGTCGTTCGCCACATCGTGCAGTATGCCTTCAAGCGGACCTGTCGCCCGCTGACGACCCTTTGTCGTCTTGCGGTAAACGTGCAAAGGCAGACCTGCCAACGTGCCACTCAGAAAGTTGACCGCAGCCCAAACCGCAGGAACGCCTAGCGCCGTGTCAGTGTTGACCGTCACGCCTGCGGAAGCCGTCATTTCACCCCAGCCCATGACTTGCAGAAAGTCTTCTGCCGACACAGGAGCGTTTGGGTTTTCAAGATTGCGACTTTCCGTTTTGCGGAAGCGGTCAAATAATGCCATCACGAGCGTCCTCGATGTTTGTTGCAAACTAGCACATCAAGCACTTATCGTAAAGTCTGGGTCATCCCAAGGCGATGAAGCGACCACATGCTCAACCATAGCCTCGCTGCCCAGCGCCATAGCCAACGCCACCAGTCCGTCAATCCTGCCGATAGACTTTGCCTTGTTCAGCTTCCTGTTCCCCGCTGGATCGCGCTCAGCAATCGCATTGGCCGCGCACATATTCATCACAGGATTGTCACCGTGCGCCAGCTTGTGATCCACCACCAGCCGCTCTAGCTTATCAACAGCCGGGGCCATGTCCTTGAAACCCTGACCGAACGGCTGCATCGGCAACTGCACGCCAATCGTGTCTAACTCACGGGTGAAATCGTTGATACGCCATCGGTCATAGGCCAACAACTGCAAGTCAAAGTTCTCAGAAGCCTCTGCAACATGCTGAGCCACAACAGCAGGTACAATCACCGGTCCATCAATCAAGGTGATGTAGCCCTGCTTGGCCCACACGTCATAGGGAACCTTGTCTTCTTTGGCGCGCTCCCTGATGCCGTCAGCAGGCATAAAGAACTGCGGAACGACGTGATACTTGTCACCGTCGGGGAACACCATCACAAAAGCCGTCAAATCTCGGCTGGATGACAGGTCCAAGCCCGCAAAGCACGTTGCGCCGCTGTCAATCTGCGGAGATGCCTTGTTCGCTTCCCACTCGCCACGGTTTAGGAATGGGCTAGTCGCCTCAATCCGCTGGTTCAGGAAAAGCCAGCGAAAGCTGTTTTCTTTTGCAGGCAATCGTGCCGCCTGCTTGGCGAAGTCCTGCAAATCTTTCAGGCCACGAAACTCGCCAAGAGCCGGGTTGGCCGCCTTCCACGCAGCCTTGTCCATAACCTCGCAGTCTTCTGGTGCCGTATATACATGGCTGACAATCCGCCTGTCTTTTGCATTGGCGGCATCGTCAAGCCAAATGCTAAACAAGTCGCCGTCAGTCGCAGCCTGCGTGCTGATCGCAATCAACAGCGGGTCGTCGTGCGCGCCCTGCGCCGTCTCAATCGCCTCAATGAAACTGTCAGTCGGGCCACGAACCTGACCCACCTCATCCAAAATCGCCAAGACAGGCGACAATCCGTGAGCCGTGCCAGCCTCCGCACTGATCGCCCGATACTCAACATTCATCGGCAGGCCGACCAAAGACTTCTGCGAAGGCACGATCTTGATAAGCTGAGATAGACGCGGAGAAAGCCTGACCATTTTCTCTGCCAGCTTAAAAACTAGACTGGCCTGCTCGCGGCTGCGAGCGCCGCTGATGATCTGGCTGTTCTGCCTCGCCTCTGGTCCCACGATGTGCGCCAAAAGGATCGCGGCAATTAAAGCCGACTTTCCGTTCTTTCTGCCGACGCTGAGATATGCGCGACTGGTTCCCTTGGGGTTGTCGTAAACATCTAAGATGAACTTGCGCTGGAACGCCATCAGCTTGAGAGGCTGGCCGACCAGCTTGCCCTCTGGCACAGGGCAGAAAGCCTCAACAAACTTGCAGACCTGCTCTCCGCGTGTGGACATCAGTTAGGCAAGGCGATCAAGCCGCCCTCCGATGCGTCATCAATCGCTGAACGCGCAGTCTTCACATTTTTAGCACTAGCGTTCAGGGTGCGCGGATCGCTCGCCTGCTGATTCAGGGACATTGAGCGGATCACCGCAAGCTGCCTGCGCTCAACCGTGTCGATGATCGCCAAAAGCGGATTCGGGATTTGTGTGCCGCGCTGGTTTTCAACAATCGCACCCTGCGCCTCAAGCTGCGCTTGATACTCGCGAATGTCAGCCTCCATCTTCACGACTTTAGCCAGCAGAAGCAGGTCCATGTCCCGCCAGTCCTCGCGTGCGCGCGCGCGCGTGAACTGATCCCATATTACGCGCTCAGCGTCATTCCGCAACTCGACACCCTGCGGTACAGGGACGCCCTCAATCGCGCCTCTGAAGCCCCCGAGAGCCGCTGTGACGCTGTTTTTATCGCTACGCTTCTTCTGACCCATCTTTCCCTCAGTTTTTCCGTAAACGCGCAAAAAGTAAGT